TAGGCTATGGTGCAAAGGCACAGCATGAGCATTACCGCGAGGATACAAGTGAGTTTTTTCATAATGTTTTCCTTTCTTTTTAGAGTTTTATGCAGCGGTTCTCGAACTTCTTATATGCATCGAGGTACACTTCGTTTTTGTCGCCGTTGCAGGTGACCTCGTAATACATACCATCGGGGAGTGTGGTGGATACCAGTGTCTTCCAATTCTGGAGGGTCTTGCAGTGCCAAACAACATAGGTATCAGTCATGTCGATCTCTATGCCGTCCGTCTTGTCGAGGTGCTCGTTTACATAATCTCTCACGATTTCACGAGCTTTGAGTGTGTAGTCCATAATTCTTTTCCTTTCTTTGTTTTTGTTTTTTTAATTATGAAAAAGAGCCGTGCGGCTCCTTAATCCGTGTATTCGCTCCATTTGGAGCTGCCCGCCTTGGGCTTGTAAACGGTGGACTTGATGTGCTGCTCGGTGCATTGCCACGTTTTGCCGTTGTAGGTCACTATGGTGTCTACCTCAATCACCGTGCCGTCCTCGATGTCGCCCCACGCGGGATAGGTCACGGTCTGCACCGCCCAATATGTGCCGAGGTTTGCGGCAGGGGGCTTGTTGCGGCTGTATTTGAGGGCGACATAGCCCTCAACGGTATCTCCGGCTATGTAGCGGGTCTCAGCGTCCCACGGTGCGCCCTGGGTGGGGGTGGGGGTAAGGCCTGCCCGCGCCGCCGTCAGCACCTCTACAAGGTCGGTCTCGTGCGCCTCGATTTCCGCTTTACGCACGGCTACCAGCGCCATAAGTTCACTGCGCGTCATTCACATTCACCCCCAACTCCGCAAGCGCGTCTATATAGTCCTGCGTGGTGGCCTGCGCCTCATGCTCCGTCCAGCTCTGGACTATCTCTGCACCGTTGTCCGTCCATATTTCGGTATAATAAAAGCCCTCCTTTGAGGGCATGGGGGAACGGGTCACGGGCTTATAGCCCAGCTCCTTTATTGCCGCATCGTCATTGGTGGAGAGGTGCGCCCCTGCGGGGTGCGTCACACCGTTGATTATAAGCGGCGATTGCAACTCAACCGGCAGGCGTAAATATTCGGGATACCCGCCCGCCAGCTTGGCATAGTTTTTGTTTAGCATTGTATTCTCCTTTATAGGATTAGATTATATGAACCGTCTGTATTTAGTGTAGAGTCGTATGGTGTTCTGGAAGGTATGACAAAAGCAGGGACAGCACCGATAGTGCCTGACGCACCATACAAATTTGAAATACCTATCCCATTAACGTTGTATGCATAAGCCGGGTCACTCTGCGAGGAAAGCCACCAACTATAAACTGCACCGTAATACAGTTTTATCCTAATGTCGTTGCTCGTGTATAGTTGGAGCGCCTTACCTTCCGCTACTCCATGGTTAGAACCAAAACCCACCATAGTGTGGGTCAAAGCGAACATCTTGCGAGTTATATCACCGGGACCATAAAGTTGAAACGATACGTCCATCATTTTATTCCGGAGCTTTTGAGGCATCGTATTATAGATAGTAGTTTTCATCAAGTTATCCAGTATGCCGTCAGGATATACTGTAGTTGTATTAAACATTGATAGAGAATAGATGTTTTTTCTGACCAGCACCACGCCGCCGCTCACGAGATTATCCTTGTCCGCTATCTCATAGTTAGGTGTACCCGCTCCACCGTCTGTGCCTACATTTATCAATGTACCCAGCGGTAAATCTGATATGGGCGCACCGCCGCCCCCTGCCATCATCATTCTGCGTCGTAAAGCAAACTGCAATGGTATCATAGCGCATAGGCGCTTTTTATTTTACGGAGGCTGCCCCCCCCCCGATAGAATTATTTTACACATAGTGTGCTCCTATTCTTGCCATGCTACATAGCGGTAAGTGCCGGTAAAGTAACAGTCGTCATCTGAGGTTTCGGTACGGATAACATTCGCAATCGTAAACCCATTGTCATTCATAGTGAACTGAGCGGACGTTGCGTTCACATAGTATAAACTGCCGTCCAAAATTAATACGCTACCATCATATGCACTCAAAATATGATACTGACGTGCGTCCGCCCCTAGTGGCATCGCTAAAAACACCGCAACATGGTCGGGTCTAAAACCCGTTTGAGCAGATATTGATGTTGTTGTCCAATGGGAATTGCCCGCATTTACTGTTCCCGTTGCTATATTTTTTGCCTTTGCCATGTTGCTCATCAGCCTCCTTCTCAGCATAGCTATCATGCGCTCACAACCTCCTGTACTGCCCACACACCGTTGTATACGTCAAATTCGTAGGTCTTATTCGCCTCTATTGCGGGAGCCGCGCCAATGAATGTACCACTAAATGACACTGATACACTACTACCCGTAGTAAATTTACCGTGCGCCCAACCGGATGTTGGCGGGGTAAACACGTATGTACCCACAGGAGAGGATGCGTTATATATGGTGTTTGCCGTCAGTGCCGTGCCGCTGGCGGGGAGGGAGGAAGCCATAACAGGCGGGGTCAGGTAGTCTGTGCCACCTACGGCCTGTGTCACTTTGCCGCCTACGCCCTTAAGCAGGCCGTTAATGTTGGTCGCGGTGTCGGCAGTTATCTCGTTAGGGCCAGCGGGGCCCTGTTCGCCCTGTGCGCCAGTGTCGCCTTTCGTTCCCGTGTCGCCCTTTGCCCCCTGCGGGCCTTTGATGCTGACGCTTGCGGGGTTATCCAGCCCGCCGTTGTTGCTCCATGAGATAACACCCTCGGCAGAGACGGCGGGGGTAAAATACGGGCCGGTGTCGCCCTTGGGGCCGTCCGCGCCCTTGGGGCCTTGGATACCCTGCGGGCCTTGCTCACCCGTATCGCCCTTCGCGCCGGGGTCGCCTTGCGCGCCCTTTTCGCCTGTGGCTCCTTTTTCGCCCTGCGGGATGCCGAACTCAAAATCAAATACCTTTGCGGTGTCCGCGCCGCTTGCCGTTACCTTTACGGTGGCGGCGACTCCGGCGGCGAGGGTGGTCGCCGTGGCGGTAGGTGTGCCAAACCCTGCGGCTGTGCCGGGGTCGCCTTTCGGTCCGGGGTTGCCCTGCGGGCCCTGTTCTCCCTGTATGCCCTGCTCGCCCTGTATGCCCTGCTTGCCCTGCGGGCCTTCGGGGCCTTGGATACCCTGTTCGCCCTGTATACCCTGTTCGCCTTGCGGGCCTTTTATGTTGGCTTCAGGGGGATTGTTCAGGCCGCCGTTGTTGCTCCACGAGAGTATGCCATCAGCGGATACCGAGGGGGTAAAGTACGGGCCGGTGTCGCCTTTGGGGCCGGTGTCGCCTTTCGCTCCCTGATCTCCCTTTGCGCCCTGCTCACCAGTCGCGCCCTGTTCGCCCTTGGGAACGCCGAACTTAAAGGCAAATACCTTTGCGGTATCTGCGCCGGAAGCTGTCACCTCTACAGTAGCGGGAGCTCCCGCGTCAAGGGCGGTGGGTGTGCCGAATCCGGCGGCTTCGCCCGTGGGACCTTGTTCTCCCGTGTCGCCTTTATCGCCGGGGTCTCCCTTGGGGCCCGTGTCGCCTTTAGGGCCAGTGGGGCCTTGCTCACCTTTTGCGCCCTGCAAGGGGCCGTTGTTTACCCACTTGGAATTTACGCCGTCCCAGATATATATATCATACGGTTCGCCCGCGCCCACGCCGTAAGCGTCACCAGCGGAGGGGTTAGATACTCCGGCTTGTAATGCCGAGAGAGAAGCGTGATAGCCCAACACGGCAAATCCTTCGCCCGTGTCACCTTTGGCTCCCTGTGGCCCCCTTATATTGACCGTGGCGGGGTTTTCCAGCCCGCCGTTATTACTCCACGATAAATCGCCGTCAGCGGTCACAGAGGGCGTATAGTGCGCTCCTGCGGGGCCTCGTTCGCCCGTGGCTCCCGTATCGCCCTTGGGGCCCGTTTCTCCCTTGTCTCCGGGGGCGCCTTTAGGCCCTTGGATACCCTGTTCACCTTTGGGGCCAGCGGGGCCCGTTTCTCCTGTGGCTCCTGTGTCGCCTTTATCGCCTTTCTTGCCTTCGGGGCCTTGGGGGCCGACGGGGCCGGGAGTGCCGTCCTGCCACGCCGAGCCGCTTGCGGTCCGAGTGAGTACCTGCCCTGGCGTTCCGCCCGCCGGCAATCCCCCGCCGCCGGAACCGCCGCCGCTCTGCGCTGCCTCGTTTATGGCCGCTACAAGGGTATTCTTGTCCGCGGTGGTCAGCTCGTCCATGTCGCCGATTTTTGCAAGGAGTTGTTCGTACTGCGTCAGGGATATATCCGGCAGTTCGCCATCCGTAGCGCCGAATGGCAGTACGTCAAGCCATACCGGGCCCGCCGTCACGCGGCTGTCGGCCTTTATGCCGGATAGTTTCAGTTCCCAGCGTCCTGCAGTGAGGTTTATTCCCTGCTCTGCAGTGATTTCGCCACTTGCGAGCTCCGCGGTTATGGTCTTATCTCCGCATACAAAATAGGCCGTGATAACGCGGCCCTTCCAGTCGGCGTCAAACGCAAATTTTGCAGTCAGATAGTTTATGCTGTCCGCCACCACAAGTGGTGTACGCAGCATAAGCTTCTGCCCGCGTATAATGCCTGTAAGCATAGTCGCCCTCCTACAGTTTGTATTCTATGACATAAGTGCCGGATATTTTATTCACTTTTACCCGGTCGCCCGCTTTCAACGAGAGCGCGGCGTTATATTTATAGCGTTTCTGCGTAGCGGTAGTTTCACCGTCAAATTTTAATGTGGCTTTGCCGCCGGACACCGCCACCACAGAGGCAAATTTCGCCGCTGATGGCCTGCGCTTTTGTAAAAACAGTGCTTCCTGCTCCTGATATATCACACGAACACCACCTTTTTTGCCTGATGCTCCATGAGGGCGCCAGGGCGTATCTCTATTTTCCAGTCGGTTTCCTCGTATACGCCCACCAGCTCCCCGTTATACAGCGCGATAACGTCCCCCACGCCATGTGTCGGGTTTATGGCCGTATAAAATGTGATTTTCCGGGTTGCAAACATGGACTTTATGGCGAGATTGTCAGCGTACTTTTGCAGGGCTGCCTGGCTCGCTATGTTGTCCAGCTCTATCGGCGTGGCCAGTATGCGCCGCCCTCTGCGCACCGTGGACAGGGCGGATATCATGCTGTCATTAACGCCCGTAGCGGTCATGGGCTCGTCATAGTCCGGGTTGGATACGTTGACTATAAACACGTTCGGGGCCTCGTATATGTCCATCTCCTCTGTGTATTCCGGGGTGATGATACTGTATTCGTCGTCCCGGTACTCCCGGTCTATATTGGAGCTGGACGAGGCCTCGTATTTTTCGAGGTGAGCCACGCCGTCAAAGTCAAACCAAATATCCGAAAAGTTTATCTCGGACAGCAGGGTATTGATAATGGTCAGGTATTCTGTGCCTATTTCCCAATCCTCCCTGTCCGTGGCGAGGGTGTCCTCGCAATCGTCCGCCCGTATGCTCGGTATACCGGCCTCTAAAATAAGGCTCTGTATCGCGGTCATATATGGCGTTCCCGCCGCGATAAAGTACCGGGTTTCTGTCCTGGTCTGTTTGAGCCGCAGCGCCCGGTCGTATGCCTCTATAGTGTCCTCGTCCCTGCCGTATTTTGTGTGTTTGGTGGTCAGCGTGCCTATCATGTATACGCCGAGGGGATATTCTACGCCATCCTTGATGTAATACGGCCTTATCTCGTCGTTGAGGTAATCCACGTTATCGTTGTGTTCAAATACTCCGCGCAGGGAGGTTTTTATTTCGCCATCGGTAGCCATGGTGACGGTGGGGTAGCTGTCCCCCACTGCCTTCAGATCGTACTCCGTAGCGGCACCGTTGCGCACCACCTCAAAGCGGCTGGCTACTATGCTCAGTGTATCAGTCATACCCTATCCTCTCTATGTTGTCCGTCTGCTGTATGCTGCAGGAAAACGCGCTGAAAAACTGATCTACGCTCAGCTCGTATGCCATAAGCGGGCCGGTGCACAGGCAGCCGTGCTGATCTCTGTATACCACGGTCTTGCCCAGCAGCCCCTCAAAGGCCGCCGCCTGTGCCGCATCGCCGAAAGCCACGTTAAAGCTGTATGTTTTGGTTATCTGCTGCGAAGTCTCGGCCACAGGATACCGCCGCCCGGCGTAAAACTGATACGCCACATCCTGATATACCGATACCCCGAGAGGGCTGTTCTGAGCGGTGGAATATTTTAGCTTGAGCCATTGCATATCGCTCAGCGCTGCTATCTCCGGCATGTCTACCGAAAGTGTGACCGTGACCTCATTGGACATGGAGTAACTGTCTCCAGCAACGCCGCGCACTTTATATTTGTGCGTCCCTATGGCCATTTGGTCGGTATAGGTATGCCCGGTGGTTTTTGCTATTGGTATGTCATCGCGGTAGATATAGTAAGTTTTGTGATCCGTTTCCGTCCATGCAAGGGCTGTTTTTTCGCCGCCCGCGGCAAAAAGTGTTATTGGCGCGCCGGGGGTGTTGGCAACGGTAAAATCAGCCGTTCCCCAATCGCTCCAAAGGCCATATTCGTTTTGTATCCGCACCGAGGCGGTGTGCGCGCCATCATTCAGATATTCTTTAACCTTATACTGCCCGTCAGTGCTGTAAGCGGTGTGCAATACTGCATTGTCGATCTTTATTTGATAGGCAAGCTGCCCCTCGCCTGTCCACGTTATCACCGGCCTCGGGCTTGCCGTTGCGGATACCGTCGGTGTGGATGGTTTGCCCTGAGCCGTAAACGATACTTCCGTGCTCCATGCGGATACGGCATCATAAATATTAGTGCAGCGCACACGCCAGTATACGGTTCCCGCAACTAAGGTATTCGGCGGTATGTCGGCGTATGTGTTTGCCGTTTCTCCTGTTTGCAGCTCCGTCCATTCTGTATGTGACGCGTCTTTGTATTGCAGTTCGTATTTTTTCTGTGGGATGCTGTTTTCGCTTTTGTACGTCCACTCGAACCTTACGGTCTCCCAGCTTCCGGCGTATGTGTTCTTTGGTTTTGTCGCCGTTGCGGTTATTTTATCGTTCGGGAGCAGATCCTTTATGTAGTAGCTGCCATCGGAGTTTTGGGCATCCTCCAGTTGTGTTGATTGGGGGATTACAAAAGCGGGGACAACCCCGTAGAAGTTGGACGGGTAGTTGGTGAAGGCGGTGCCATCGGTGAGGACGTAGCGCGAGTAGGGGGTACTGCTGCGCGACGAGAGCCACCATTTGGCTGCCGAGCCGTCAAGGGTTTTAACCCTGCTGGTGTTGCTCGTGTATAATTGGAGCGCTTTGCCCTCCGCAACTCCGTTGTTATCCCCAAAGCCCACCATAGTATAGGTCAGGGCAAACATTTTGCGGGTTATGCTGCCGCTGCCTTCGAGCGCGAAGGTGACGTTTAACATTTTCTCGCGCAGCGCTTGCGGGAAACTGTTGAATATCGTATTTTTTATAAGGTTATCCAGTGTTCCGTTCGGGTATAGGGTCGAGTTTCCAAACTCCGATTCTTCGTATGCATTTTTGTATACCAGCACCGCTCCGCCGGATACGAGGTTATTTTTATCAGCCACTTCGCATAGCCTGTTTTCTTCGGTGCCTACCGGGATGAGTATTGTTGCCCCGAGCGGCAAATCTGCTAATGTCGCCATATATTATCCTCCGTATCCCATCCGCACGCTGCGGCGGTAGTTGTTCGCCATGTCGATGAGCTTCTGTATGTCGCTTATCTGCGACATATTGACGCTGATGTTGAATGTGTCGCCGCCCACGCTGCGGCTCTCCTGGTTGGTGAGCACCTGGCTTCCCTTTGGGAGGTTGACCAGCTCCGGGCCGTTCTCCCCCACCCAAGTCAGGCCGCCGCGCCAGTTGTCGGTGCCGGCGGCGTTATATGCCACGCTGCCTACCCAGCGCCCGAAACTGCTGTTAGTGCCATTCAAAACATTGGCAATATTTTGTATATGACTGGTGTCAAAGTCCTTTTGGCCGAACGAAAATAAATATTCCAGCGCATCTACCAGTACGCCCACCGCATTGGCGGCTATATTTATCGCATCTGCAATCATGGACAGTACGCCGTTTATCGCATCAAAAGCTGGTTTTAGCTGGCTAAGTATATCAAGTAACGGTTCCAGCACTTGCAGGAGATTTGCTACCACTTCTAAAAGCTTGCCGAACATTTCCACAAGGCCGGTATCCGCTGCAAATTCGGCAAATTTAGTGGCAAGGTCGCCCACTACCTGTAGCACCTGTTCAAGAGACGGGGCAAACTCGGCGGCAACGTTGCTTTTTGCCGTGTTTATCCTGTTTTCAAACTCTCCCAGCGCGTCGCTGAGCGAGGAAAGCCTCTGTATATTCTCATCGCTCACTATTGGAGCAGCCGAGGCCGCCTGTCCCAGTGCCATGCCGTATTTCTCCAGCATGGGGATAACAGCCTCTTCACCGGTAGTGCCCAACAGTTTAGATGCTATTGCATTTCGCTCGGTAACATCAGACATTTGTGCCAATGCGTTGTATACTTCTGCAAATAGCTGTGCCTGTGATTTCATCGTACCGTCGGTGTTTGTCACCGATACGCCGAGGCGGTCGAACATTTCCGCCGCTTCGCCGGAGCCGCTGGCGGCGTCCTGTGCTTTCTCTGCAAGGGCGGAAAGGTCTCCCTTAGCCTGATCCATCGAGTAACCCACGGACTGCATTACATAATCGAGCTGCTGATATGATTCGGTGGACATGCCAAGCTGAGATGAACCGCTCTCGATTTCTTTGGCCCATTCTGCCTGCTGCACCGTCAAGTCGATAAGCGCTTTTTCTACCACCACTATCGCGGCGGCTACCGCCGCAAACGTGCCTATCAGCGCCATGGATTGACCGTCTATCTTCACCATCCCGTCGAGGGTTCCCTTGATGTTGTCCGGCAGGCTTATTCCAAATTTGCTGCCCAGTTCGTCGAGTGCATCGCCCAGCCCCTTGCTGTTGTCCCCCGCATTATCAGCCCCATCGCCGTACTCTTTCAAGGCTTCCGTGTTGTTTTTCAGCTCTTTTTCGGCTTTTATGAGCGCCGTTTCGGTGTCGTTCACGGCCTTTTTCATGCGCATCGTGCGTTCGTCGGCCTCGCCATAGGCCGCGCCCACCTTCTTTAGCCACTCTTCCTGCAATTCCAGTTTGTCTTTCAGGTTCAACACGCTTTCGTCGAGGTTTTTGTTTTTTGCGTTCAACGCCTCGGCGGAATCGGCATTATCCTCAAACTGCGCCGCCAGCTTTTTTGATTCCGATTGCAGCACTTTCATGCCGTTATCTATGCTTTTCAGCGCTTCTTTATATTCCTTTTCCCCTTCGGCTATAAATTTCGTTCTTATGCTCGGCATTTACGTACCTCCCAAAAATGCGGATAGGCTTTTAGTTTTCTCCTGCGTTATGCCCTGTATTTTTGCATATTCTTTGATTATTCTTGCTATCCTGTACGGCGTGGCCGTTTTCCAGAATTCCCTTTCACTCAGTCCGAATCGTATCACCCATACCGTAAGATACCACGCGAAATTTATGGGTTCGTCTTCCGCGTGGTTTTCGCGTTTTTTGGTTCCGCTTCCTCATCGCCGCGAAGCGCCGCTGCAGTCAGTTCCATCACGAGCGACGTTACGCCCGAAAGCTGTGAGGGCGGTATGAGCCGCCCCACTTGCTTCACGGTATAAGACTTGTCGGAGCCCTCGCTGTCAAGATAGTCGTTTATCATGGCAGTCAAAAAGCACACGATTGTCTTTGTCGTAGCGCTCCTGAGCGCTTTTGATATATTGCCGTCAAACATTTCCTGCACGTCCGCCAGCACATTCATGTTGCAGCAGAGGGTCATTTCCTGTCCGTCAAAGGTGTATTTTGCGGTTTTCAGTCTTATATCCATGCCGTTCTCCTTTTATGACGCGCCGAAGCACTTGTTTATCCACGCTACCGCATCGCTTTCGCTTGCCAGTATTGCAATCTCCATGATATTCTTGTCCTCGCTGTCATCTGCTAAAAACTCGCCCGTGGTCGTGGGAGTCTGGAAGGTGATGCTGTCGCCTTTTGTGGCGTATACATAGCCGGGTGCGCCAAAAAGCACCTTGTACACAAAGACGGCGGTGTATTTGTCCGTGCCGTCAATAGCGTCCGGGGCGTAAAAGCCCATGCCGACATACTTCGCAATGTCCTTCGCAGTGGCTTTAAGGCTCTTTTGTGAGGTGTTTGTTCCTACGTTGCGCGTATTTTCGCTCATGCCAAAAAGCAGTTTCTGTGCCGCGTCGGTGATGTATTTCACTCCAACGCTGGCAGTGCCGCCGGTTATGAGTTTCTTGTACTCGGCAAGGCGGCTCTCGGCGTACAGTCTGCCCTCGGCAGCGGTCAGGTTCAGCTCCACGCTCATTGCGTCGCCCATGCTTACGGGCGTATCATAAGTGATGGTGCCGTCGGTATTTGTGTACTTGCCGATTTTTATTCCTCTGAGGTCAAAAGTAGGCATTTAATCCAATCCTTTCTGCTTAAAAAATAGGTTTACCTTTTGGTTCAAAATTTCCTCAAATTTCTTTACTGCGCGTTCCTCGGCTATTGTCCAGAAACGGGAACCGGGGTCGTTAGAGCGCCCATAGTTGCGGCTGAATGCCACTTGCCCATTGGACGCGCCGCTGTCGTTTTTCCCTGTGGGCTTTACCATAACATAGCGGGAGCCGTCCTTATCCTTGCCTTTTGATTTTTTGATAGAGCGTAGCAGAGAGCCGGTACGATATTCGCCATACTGATATATGGCCCGTTCGATTTCCTGTTTTGCATAGTCTGCGCCATCGTTCATCAGTTCGTCGTTTAGTTCGTCCATGCCGTCCCTTACGCCTTTTAGGGCCGCCTCCACCTCATCAAATCCGGAAAACTCAACGTTAGCCATATATCCCTCCTACGCCCACCGCGGTCATGGCAATGTGGTACAGTCCCGTGTCCACTTCGTATATTTCCGCGTCCGCAGTGCAACTCCAGCCTGCCGCAGCGAGCCTGCCCTTGATATCCTTTATAGCCAGCTCGAACGGGGGAGTGTCGGTGTAGTAATCCACAGAGTACATCACGCCCGTTTCCTTTTCTGCGCCCTCTGCGTATAGCGTCCCGATCTGGCCCATGCACTGATACGTGATATAGCTGCGCTGGTCGCCCATGTAGGGCGGGTGGCATACGGTGTATCCATCCTTGAGTATCTCCGCTATGGTCATGCCGTCACCACCCTCTGAGCCTTAATCTCCAAAAATTCCCGGCGGTCGCCTATGTTGTCTATGCTGATGATCTCGTAAGGCTCGGCATCCCGCTCATGCCATATGCGGCACTCGACGGTCACAAGGGGCGAGTAGCGCATGGTTATGGTCACGGGCTGCCGCAAGTGCAGTTCTTCTGCCCGATATACCTCCGTACCGTGGGCATTCACCCACTTGCACCACACGGGGCCGGGGAAAACATTTTTAAAGCTTTCCGCGCTGAATCCGGCTTTGATGCTGTACTCCGGCGCTTTTATGGTGATTTTCGTTCGCATTTCGCCTGCTCCGGCTTTAATTGCCATCAAAACCACCAGCCTTTATATTGATTCAGCATCGCGCGAACCGCTATGTCTATCTCGGTCGTAGAACCCTGTATCACAGCCTCCCGGTTGGTGTACCAATGGCCTATGAGCAGGAGCATGGCCTGTCGCACAAGGTAGGGTGTCTCCTCGTATCCTGCGGTGTAGGTTATGACTGCGCCGGGCTTGTTTACCGTCACGGTGCCGCGGCGCACGTCTGCGGTATACTCCACCGCCTCGCCGTCCACCGTAACGCTGTCCACGCTTATCACGGGGCCACGCGGGAGTGTCATAGTGCCGCTCACCTCCGGGTAAGCGGTTATGGACTGCTCCGCAAATGACTTTCCGCAATAGTTCTCGCAATATTCGCGGGCCGCGCTTATGAGAGGAGCTATTATATCCTTGTCCTCGCTGGTATCGCCGGGGTTATTCCGCAGATGCAGTTTTACCTCTTCGAGGCTTAGCGGTTCCACTGCTGGGGGTTGTCTTGTTATTACCATTGTCGGCCTCCATGGCTATGGCGTAACAGCCCCTGATGAGCTGCCGCGCCGTTGCCTCGTCTATGTCAATGATGGAGCCGGGCGGGGTTACTCCCTCCGGCCCGGCTGCCAAGGTCAACATTTTGATTTTCATCAGCTCGCCTTCATTTCCAGGCGGCTGAACGCCTCGCCTACTACGGGTGCGCCGTCGCCATAGTACTCGACAACGTAGCCTATCTCGTTGTTGACGGCGTACAGTTCGTTAAGCACCTGTATGTAGAGGCCGTCGCTGTCGCATACCCAATAGCCAGTTTTAAAGTCGCCGTATACTGCCACGTACTTGCCCGCGGCTACGGCGTTAGGCGCGTACTCGGACATATACACGGGAGCGCCCAGCAGCATATCAGGCTGTCCTGCCTGCACGGAGGGCTGCCATATATACTGGCCGTCGCTGTCCTTGAGCTTTGCGATCATCTTGCAGAGGTCGCGGTGCATTACCCAGGAGGCCCCGCGCATATACTGGCCCTTCACGCCGTATTTGCACTCTATCAGGTCGTCGGTGGCCACGGCGGTGGCGGAAGCGGCGGTAACGTCGCGCCCGGTGGCTATGCCGCTGTCAGAGGCGGTAAAGATGCCCAAAGGCTGGTTAGTGCCCGTTCCGCTCATAAAGGCGTTTTCCTGCGCCGCCTCGATCTTGTACAATATGCGGTCAAGCACGGTCTGATCAGGGCTGGGTGCGTGGCGCATGAGGGTCTTGGATATCTTAATCAGTTTGGCAAGGCGCTGGGGCTTAAATTCGCGGCGGCCGAAGGCGATGGTCGCCTCTTCGGGGGCTGCCGCCACCTCGGTTGTCCATGCCACATCAGACGCATCGGTAGTCAGGCTGGGATACCCAAGGCTCTGTGCCTGACCTATGGGGCCCACAACGTTGCATATCTGGCGCATAAACATGTCATTTTTGAGCCCGGCTATGAGCTGGTTGACAAACTCCACGGGCGCGGTCAGATAACCGGCGGTAGCGTTTGTGCCAAGGGTCATGGTGGTGTTTTTGTATCTGGTTATGGACTCGGGATCGCCCTGCAGTGCACGGGCAAATACTTTAATGTGCTCGTCCTTCTTGTCGCCCAGCTTGTCGATCACTTCACCGGCGGCGCGTTCCCGCTCGAGCTGCTTCTGCTCGCGGATTATGTTGGCGTTGAGCGCGTCAAACTCCTTTTCGAGCCGGTTATAGGTCTCGGTGGATTCCGCGTCCATCACGCCGTCTTCAAATTTGTTCATTATTTCGCGCATCTGGGTTGCGGCATTTGCGCGATCCTGCATCATTTCGTAGAGTTTCTTCATCGGTTACTTATACCTCCAAAATTTTTAGTTTAGTCGCTCTGAATCTCTTGCGCTGCTCCTGCAGTGCGGTGTTTATATCTGCTGCGGGCTGGATTGCTCCCCCGTTGTCAGGCTCCCTGTTTTCCGGCGGTTCCTTCGGCGCGTGCTTGTACAGCGCAAACCACTTTTCGGTATCCGCGCAAGCCGCGACCTTTTTGTTTTCGATGAGTTCGTTTACAAAGCCCATATTAAGCGCTTCGGTGCCGCTCATCCACGTTTCTGCTGTCATAAGGGCGGATATCTCGTCCTTCTCCTTGCCGGTGCGGGCGGCGTATATGCCCGCTATCTGGTCGTTGATACGGTCGAGCTCGTCGGCGGTCCTGCGTAAGTCCTCCGCCCCACCGCCGGCGTATGTCCATGCATTATGTATCATCAACGTGGCATTTTCGGGCATTTTGATGGTATCGCCCGCCATGGCAACCACTGATGCGGCGGAGGCGGCGAGGCCGTCTATATGCACGTTTTTTGTCGCCGGGTGGCGGTTGAGGATGTTGTACAGGCTAAATCCCGCAAAGATGTCCCCGCCGGGGCTGTTTATATACACATCGAGGGTGGATATATCCCCCAGCGCCGCCAATTCTTTTTGAAATTGCGCAGGGGTTATTTCGTCGCCCCACCATGGCGTATCGCTGATCTCTCCGTACAAAAAAAGCTCACCGGCGTTGCCGAGAGCTTTAAACTCCCAAAATTTATTCATTTTTCAGGGGCGCTCCTTTCGCTTGCGCGCTTTTAGGCGCGTTGAGTTTTGCGTTTTCCAGCGGCAGCATGTTGCCGTTGATAAAATAGATCTTGCCCAGCCCGTTGGGTATGGGGTTCATATCCTCCAGCTCGCGGATATCGTCAGCACACATCACGCCGTTTTGCCGCATGGTGTTGTAGTAGCTCGTGCGGGTGGCAGTGTCGCCCCTCAGCAGGCTGTTTGTGTTGAATTTAAAATAATACTTCGCCTGCTCCGCCTCGCTCAACAGGTCACGGTAAAAGGCCTGCTCTATACGCACGGATAGGGGATTTATACAGTCACGTACAAACTCGGCGCTCTGCTGCTCGATGTTTGAGAAGGTGGCCTTTTCCAGATCCATGCACATATGCGGAGGTACTCCGAAAATGCGACATATCTCGGTTACAGCCCATTTGCGGCTATCAAGGAGCTGTGTCTTTGACATGTCCCTGTCCCACGGCTGCGCCGTGGAGCCGTTTTCCAGAAACATCCATTTCCCGGCGTTTTCTACGCCGTCGTAGTTGCTCTGGAAGTCCTTTTTGAAGCGCTCGTATGCCGTATCGGAGAGTTGCCCCGGATAGGTTATATAGCCGCCGGGGGAAGTACCAGAAAAGCCCCTTTGCGCGTATTGTGTCATGCTGTTATTCAGTCCCAGCACGCTTGCGGCTATGGTCATCGGGTCTTCCGGCGTGCGGTCGCCAAATCTAAAACCGGGGATAAAGACAAAATCGCCCTCCCGGAGCGTTTCTGTTATGCCGTCATAGGTGACGTATATATACTGTTCCCCGTTCTCCCGGTTGGTGTACACTTCCGAGCAGCAGGAGGTGGGCAGATTTTTGAGGTGTCGCACAAAGCCGTATCTGTCCCGCACTATGCGGAGATAACCGCCGCGAGTGAGCAGCATGTTTGCCACAAGCATCTGCATAAGCTCATACGCCGTGGTGGTGCGGTTGGGCAGCACATACAACAGCTTATACAGGGGATGATCCCGTGCCTTTTGTTTGCCCTCCCCGGTATTTTTGTACATGTGTAGGGGCAACGCCGCCATGGTCTTGCTTATCAGGTCAACACACCTGAATACCGCCGCGACCTGCAGCGCCCCCTCTGCGCTTATGGCGTAACCCTGCCCTGCAAGGTAAATCTGCCATGCGCTATCATCTGATACGGAGGGCAGTGTTTTAACGTCCGCCGCCCGTATTTCGTATGTTTTGCCAAAAAGTTTAAATCTCTTCACTGTTTACCTCACACTATTCTCAGGCCGCGGTGCTCGTATACGCTGCGCTTGGGTTCCAGTTTTACCGCCGCCGCCATCGCGTCTATCAGGGCGCACATCGGGTCTATCCGCTCTATGCTCCGGTTTTTCATGGGTTTTATGTTCTCGTTGCCGTCCTGGGCTACTACTACATTGCCAAACGCCCAGCGCCCGCAAGGGTTCCTCTCGTGGGTCATTTCGCCCTCGCGTAGGAGCCGCTCAATTTCCTTCATTGCTGGGGACATGCCGCTCATGGTCTGGGGTATGGTGATTATCTTCTGCGCCGCAACCTCCTGCTGCATGAGGGGGCGCAGGGAATCTATGCGCCACTCGTCCGCTGCAATATATTTAACGTCATAGTCAAGCATGAGCTTGTCCAGATAGTTGGCAATATAGGCGTAGTCCACACAGTTGCCGGGGGTCGCGTGCATATGCCCCGCCTGCACCCATTTACTAAAAGGCACATGATCCCGGTGCTCCCGTTCCCGCATGTTTTCCTCGGGAATCCACGCGTCCACAAAAAAGCGCCACTCCGTTTCCTCCGGCGGCGGTGGGAAAAGGGCCGCCACGGCGGTCAGGTCGGTGGTGCTGGACAGGTCTATGCCTACATAGCAGGGCCGCCCCAGCATATCGGATTTATGCCAGCCCCCTTCGGTATCATCCCATAGGGTGATAGGCAGCCAGCCGGTGCGTTTAAGTGAGATCCATTGATTGAGCCGGAGCCACCGGAAGAGCTTCTCTGCCGCCGGGCTGTTTCGGGCCTTTATCGCCTCGCTGCGCACATTCTCAATTTTGATGGATACGCCCAGCGAGGGATTGGCTAAGTACCAATTTGCTTCATCGTATATGTCCGCGTCCTCAGGGACGGTATAGATTTTGGCGTAAAACGCCGGGTCTGTCAGTTCGCCGCTCAGCACCTTTGTTGCTATTTCGTGCTGTTCCCATCCCACACTTTTGCGGTCGGGGTCGTCGCCCGCGGTGGTGATGCACCATATGAGTTGCTCATTCCGTGCAGCACCCGTACCAAATGTCAGCACGTCCCACAAGTCCCGCTTGGGGTGGGCGTGTAGTTCATCTATGATGACCACGGAGGGGTTAAGGCCGTGTTTGGTCGCCGCCTCTGCCGACAGCACTTTAAAGCGGCTGTGTGTGCGGAGATTCAGCATTTCCTTCGTGCTGTCTTTGATTTTGATTATCTTGGACAATACTTCGCTTTGCTCCACCATGCTCTTTGCGGCGTTAAAAGCTATTGATGCCTGGTTCCTGTCTGCGGCGCCGCAGTATATCTCGCCGCCCGGTGCATCCATGACCAGGTGATACAGGCTCAGCGCGGCGATAAGTTCGGTCTTGCCGTTTTTCTTGGCGATCTCCAAATATGCCATGCGGTACTGCCGCACGCCCTCGGCGGTCACGGTGCCGTATACGGAGTTTATGACCTCTATCTGCCATGGTAAAAGCACAAAGGGTTTGCCGTAAAAATCGCCGGTATGTTTAAGGGCCTGTACAAACTCGATAACTTCGAGGGCCTTGTTCGAGTTAACCACCGTACTTGCTCAGATATGCGGCCATGGGGTCGCTCTCTGCGGCTTTTTTCGCTGCTGCTACACCCATGCGAGCACGGCCCACCGGCGACAGGCACAGCTGCTCGGCGTATTTTATGATATTCTGCCCCTCCCGGCGCATGATGGTGATATACGGGTTTTCCGTTGGCTTGCCGTCCGCCGCCCGGTATATAAGCGGGCCGTTTTGGTATTCCGCCTCGGCTTTTTGGTATATCGCCACACTCTCGCAGTAGGCAGCGAGGGCGGATATGTCCAGATCGTTAATTATCGGGGTGTCGAGCTGGCGGTAGAGCTTTACTACCCTTTTCCATTCCTTCTTCGCCTCCGGGGACAGGCTTTTGGGTGGTTTTAATTTGTCGGAGCAGCCGGTAGGTTCGCCATTCTCCCGGTTTTCCATCGTGTCTTTGGTATGCCGGTTTTTGCCGTTATCGACGAGCTTTAGCGGCCTCGGCTTTCTCCCTGTCGGCATAGGCTCCTCCTTTCTCAAATTCTGTATTTGCCTATGATTTTTTTGTGTCCTTTGACGCTGTTGCAATGTATGCAGGCGGGCTGGTGATTGGCGGTATCCCAAAAGCGCGGGTCGCCCGGCCCGTCAGGCGGGTCTATGTGATCCACGCACCGCGCCACCATAGTGCAGCCATCATCCAGCCGCAGGGCGCAGAGTTGATGTTCCGGGGCCGACAAATACCAGCGGGAGTATTTGCTCCATCGGGTATCATATCCACGCTGCCGGGAGCTGCCCCGCCGCTCGTCCTGGGCGTGTATCTGCTCCTGCTGCCGCAGTTCGCCCGCCGTCCGGTGCTCATCGCAGTATCGTCCGGCGGTCAGCGCATTACATCCAGGGTACTGGCAAAAATGTAGGGCTCGGCTTGCCATATTGCCGCTCATCTCCCTCAAAATGCTAAAGGGCCGCTCTTCGCAGCCCTTTTGATGGTATTATTATAGCACATAAAGAGTGTGGGAAAGTGTTGAGTTTTATTTATCTCGTTTCACAACGGGTTTTGGTTTTATGATGCGCGGTGCGGTTCGCGCATAAAAGTTTTTGCCTTATTATTTTAGTTTGTTTATCTTTTTGGTTGACTTTTTAATCTGACAGGTATATAATATAGACATAACAAGAGAGGAGCACACAAAAATGACAATCATTAGCAGCCAGCACTACATCAACCCCGAAATAGTAGCTGAGAAAATAGAGCAGCTCACCGCCGCCGGTGCTAAAAGCGTCATCGTCCCCTGCTCCTATGTTGGCATAATCGACGGTGTAGAGTATGCTATACAAACTGACAAGCACCACACCCTCAGCGCGGCTCGGGAGTTGGATTTGCCCGTTGAGTACAAAATCACCGATGACCCCGAGGGGCTAACTGGTATTGATTTGCTGGAGGCCCGCCAATATGACGGCGATTATTACGACGTAGAACACAGTAATCCCTATTATGACGAGATCGTGACGGTTTGGTAAAAACAAAAAGGAGGATATGAAAATGGTACATTTTGACACGTATGACGAGGCGGTGGAAAATTGCCGTGGTGATGAGGTTGTGGTCGAGGTTGACGGCGGCTGGACCGTTATGTCCGTAACTGATTATCGCGTCTGGGTTATGCAGGATTAACGAAGGAGGATATAAAAATGCAGGTAGTGAAAAACGGTGAAAAAATTGAGATGACATATGATGAGGTCTGTTATGACTTCGGTTTTTGCCCCGCTGCGCGGTTTATGGACATCACCCCACGGGGGGCGGTTACATTTACGGTCGGCAGGCCCGAGGAAGTCCGGGCGCTCTATCAGGCGGTAAAGGACAGAGGCTACAAACCCGCGCAAAAATTTGCCGCTTTGATGCGGCCAAGACTAATATAATCGCAGGATTAACGGAGGTGAGCACATGACAGACAACACGGTTAAGGCCCTGGGCCGGGCGTATGGTATAATGGCGGCGCAGCTCCCCGACATCATCGGGGCGCACTGCCGGGTGCAGACAGCTAACATGTGGCCCATCCGTGGGCTGGGTGAGGGGTTGCGGTATATGATCATTAACCGCAAGCTCACCCCGGAGGTCGATAGAGCCATACGGGACGCGCTGCAAGGCGCGGAGGATATAACCGAGGACGA